GTGTAATACTGTTGAATTATGCCCTTTTTGTTTTTCCGGCCCCATAGCCTGAACATAACCTGTAATTTAGATCGCCGCTGGTTATCAAACAGTCCACCTATGTGGGTTATCGCCGCTTTCTGCCGTAACTCTATGGCCTTGCCTGACGTACCAGACGGAATATCAGAACCGAGCATGGATTCATTCACGCCCGATTCGTCTTTCATGGCCTGTACAGTTTCCTGCAACATTTGGATTTCTCCGGCTGGCGCTGGTGCCGGATCAATCATTTTTATTCTTTGCAATCCACCAGGCATAACTTCAAGCATAACGCCAGGCGTAGTACCAAGCTTTTTGAAATTTTCCTTCTGCGTTTTGTCTATTGCACCCTGCTCATATATCATCCCGGAGTTCATCTGCGTATTTAGAATATTGATAGATTGACTCCTACGCTTATTGATTTCCCGTTGCAGGTCTTTAAGATCGCGAATCACACCGGCAGATATATCATCTTCGCCAAGGTAGTACACCAAATAGGGGACAAAAGGGAACTCGCCATGTTCATACGGCGAGTCTTTTTCTTCTAACAGCACCTTATCAGCAAATATCGTAACAATCACTTTCGTAGCCGGAAGTGTCACCGGTTTAACAATTCCAGCTACAATATGCTCGGTAGTTAAATCTTCCTTTTTAACGTAGTCGCCGTTGGCTACAAGGTAGTATTGCCGCTGGTATATTTCTTTTCGCCAATGCTCTACCATCCTGATTTTTCGGGTATTTCGCTGATACCATAATGGTTCAATCCCTGTATATTCATGCCGTTCATCCTCATCGTACTCATCCGTCATAGCTTCTATTTCATCGGCATGTTCAGGATAAATGGCCTTCAATTCATCTTTGTCCGTCCACTTGGCCCGGCATATATACCGGGCATCGGAATAATCCGGCTCTCTACATTCCGGGTCAACGAATATATCAAAGGGGCTTACTCGGCGTATTTGGGCTTCACCTTCCAGTGTCTCATAGTCAATGTCATAGTACACTTCCAACCAACCCCGACCACAGATAATGCCGTCCATAAACATTAGGCTTTCTTGTGTGCCATAGTCGCATTGATCAGTAATAAACTTTGTCAGGCCCTTGCGTACCGCGCATAGTTCTTCATCTTCTGATGTACGGGGCAGGAATTCTGCTTCATACCGATTAAGTCGCTGATAGCCAGATAAAAGGTTAATCAGCGGCTTAATACGGTTATCGGTTATAACCGGCCTGCCAGCCTCTCGGAGTTGGTGCTCAGTACTTTCATTCCACTGCTTGCCATAGTAAAACTGATAATCCTCTCTGGCCTGATCGCGCCATTCCTGGTCCTTGTCTACCGCCGCCCGAAACTCTGTCCGGCGTTTCGCTAAGTCATTGTCCAAATTACCACCTCCTCTGTGGCAAAATAAAAAGCCCGCTATATCAGCACTTGACTGCGCTGATAAGGGGCCTTAAAAAGGCTACATGATTTTATCATCATCGAAATGATTCTTTTCTAGTCACTTCTCTACTATCTTATAATTGATTAGGTATTGCTTTGTTGAATCCAATCCATCATAACTTTAAATGAGAGTCCCAAATTACCTATATGACAATGATTCTGTGCATGCTCTTTTTTTGTAAACATGCGAGTAGTAAGTGATCTAACATTTGTAAGAGTTTTAGTTTGTTCAGTAAATTGGCAGAGCGGTATATAATGATCTTCCTGCGCCGCCAAAAGAAGAACGTCTTGGGTCAACAACGGGGAAATTTCGGTTGTATTATAAGTCCGTATTTTTTCCATAAACTCATATGGTGTTTTCCCTCCCGTTATATGCATTCCCTGCATCATTGCCCACTTTAGCAATAAGCTTTCATTAATTAACTTATCCAATAATGAATTAACCTCTTCCGAATTTTCACTCACCATAAGTGTATCTAATTTATCCCCAACGGAAGAATCAAATTTACTTATAATCGTTACAAGTACGTGATAAAAATCTGCACAAATATCATCGGCAATTACTCGTTTAATACGATTCTCAAAGGCCGCAGCACGTATTGCAATATATCCACCGAGAGACATTCCAATTAGTGTAACATCGTCTAAATGAAAATAATCTAGTACTGCCTTTACCGGCTTTTCCCACTCATGAGTAAATGAAATTTTGTAGTCTTCCAGTACAGCACCTTGTCCTGGCCCTTCAAAACAAGTGACATCATAGCCAGCGTTTTTAAACACAAGCCCCATTGAAATAATTTCTTCAACATAACTATCAAAACCGCCAACTATTACAATGTTTCCTTTTGATTTTTCTGCTAAAAAACGATAAGCATGAAGAAAACCATTTTCATAAGAAATTCTGTAGAATTGCTCTTCATTTAGGTCATAGTATTCTCTTATTAGAGTAATAAATTGCTTACGTACAGATTGCTTATGGGGGTCATTTTCTGAAATGTAGAAATCCGCGCCACGTAGATAATATGCAGCCTTTAATTTTTCTCCTTCATTTAAAGCTTTCTGAGCAAGTTTAAGAAATGTACTGATATATTCTTCATACGTATGAATAGAAGGAGACACTTCACGCATCTCATTTAACATCTCAGAATCATTAGTCCAGTTGTAAAATCGATTCATTTGAAAATTGATGCTAAAGTCCTGATGTAAATCATCAAAAAATCCGACTGGAAAATCATTTATGGTTTTTTTTACATTCAACATAATATCAGCTCCCACTTTTTATATTTGATATACTGTACTATAATAGTTTCAAGTAATTTAAACAATGATTGGTTTTCTCTTGATTGTAGTTTAAACATCAAATTCACTATTATTGTTGATTTTATTATACTAAATTAGATGGATGGCTTAATTATGTCTAAAAACTCAGATTTACGAGTAACAAAAACGCGAAAACTCATACGTGATTCTTTCATAACACTAATTTCCGAAAAAAGCTTTGAAAGCATTACGATAAATGATATCTCTCAAGAGGCTCAAATTAATCGTTCAACATTTTATCTCCATTACACGGATAAATACGAGTTGTTAGAAAAAACCGTCGATGAAACATTTGAAAAATTAGTAGTTCTTATAGCTCCAGAAGCACACATACAAGGAAGAAATTTAGAATTTTATAGTTTTTCACAAAATATTCAAGCAATATTAAAAACTATCGCCGATGATGCTTTGTTTTATAAAACCATCTTAGTAAATAACGAAATGGTTCATATCCGCCAAAAGATGGCAAATATATTGAAGCGAAAACTCGGACAAAGTTTTCACGAACAGACATTGATTCCAACAGACTTATTTCTTGAACTCCTAACCTCGTTATATATCGGTGCCTTTAGTTGGTGGCTAACTAATGATATGGCATATTCCCCTGCCTACATGGCCGATCAACTTATCAAGATGCTCACCATGGGGCCGATCAAAGTTGCTGGCTTAGTTTCTTATGATGATGCAAGCACCACTAAATCATAATGTTGCCAACCATTATAGAATGTATGACCCTCCTAGACAAAACACTTAATACGTTACAACAGTCATCTTCATCCCGGTTCGCTTCTCTCCCTCAATCTCCACATCCTGAAATGCCGGAACGCAGCCTAGATTCATGCCATGCGGGGCTACATACCCTCGGGCAATGGCTACTGCCTTAATAGCTTGGTTGACTGCTCCCGCCCCTATTGCGCTAAGTTCCACATCATTTCCACCTTCCATCACCGCCGCTATTGCACCGGCAACCGAACTAGCATTTGATTTTGCAGATACCTTTAAAGTTTCCATGAATGATACACTCCTTTTTATTTTTATTGGTTATTAAAATAGCCCACCTCTATAGCGATAGGTTACATAGCCATCCAATCTTTTGATTTCTTTTCTCGCTTACGATATCGGTCCTGCGGCTTTTTCTGTTCGGGAAGAATCGGCACCCACGGTCGACTCATTAATGCATATCTAAGTTCGTCATAAAAATGATCCTCTAAAGTCGTATCAACATCTTCGGGCTTATTTTCATCATAACATAGCTCCGGGAGTGTTCTAATGGCATGAATACAATTAGAGAAAATACGAATACCAGCACCATTCCTTCCCCTGCCGCGCAACCGTAAATGGACCTGCATTTTACCTGCTAATCGATCATTATCTGCCTGATTCCAATATACCCCTTCGTTCGCGAAGGTCTCAGCAACACTTTCACCATTTCGAATTTGTTTATGTTTTTGCCAAATGGCAGGATCAGCAACACCATAGGAAATAAATTCATTCTTTTCCGCTGCTTTAACTTTGGCAGCAACTTGTCCTGGATCTTCCTCGCTACCGACATCGGGCTGATTCGGCTTCATGCCATATAACTCACGATAGACCCAGATATTTCCTTCATAATCAATTGCATACCAATGAATTGAATAAGGCTTACTAAAGCCCCAATCTATAGCCCTGAACCGCATCCAAGTAGCAGGTATCTCAAATGGCTCAACTACATGAACATTACGGTTCCATTCGCTGAACACCTGCCCAATAAACACATTCCAATCGCCCAATAAAAAAGCCTTCCGTTCTTGTTCCGGAAGATTTTCAAGTCGCTTCACATATGTTGGATCATTCTTCATCAATACATAGTTGTCATAGACATTGGCCGGAATAAATACACGCCTATTGCCAGTTATCTTATCACGCACCATTTTTTTGCCGTAGTCGGTAGCCTCAACATAATTTAATTTCACAAAACCGTGTCCCCTGCCACCAGGATTGCAGGTTCCTCTAAATCTTGTAGGAAAACCTTTAGCCGAACGCATACATGATAACAATAATTGGACGGTTCGTTCGGTGTGCTTTGTTAATTCATCTATACCAAGGTAATCAAATTCCTGGCCTTGGTATCCTTCCGCGTCCTTCTCATTCTTGACATATCGAAACAGGACTTGGCTCCCATTTATGAGCTTAGCCATATGCTTTGATTCATTATAGCTATATAACTCTTTTGGCACAGCCTTCTTCCATTCACGGATAAGGTTAGCTTCAAGATTTGGATAGGTTTCCCGGAACAGATAGATATTGGCACCAGGATACTCATAGCCATATGCCAGGGCATCCATAATCAGAGCTGCCGACTTGCCGCCACCTTTTGCACCACCGTAAACCGATTCTTCAGCCGGCGAAGCATGAAATAAATTTTGTTTTACGTTTGGCTCATACGGAACCCTTATCTCGGCCTTAAGTATTTCCACGATTTTCAATCTCTTCCTTCGTTGGCCTGGACATATTGAAAATGACATTAACTTGACGGTTATTTCCCTCAGTATCTTTTATTTTTATAATCTCGGCTTTCATCTTAGCAATCTTAAGCCGCTGTTCCTCGGTAACAAGCTCACTTGGAATCATTTTCTCGTATCGGGCAAAAAGCCCCTCCAACGTTTTCATAGCCGTACTCTGCGCCTTCAAAAATGTCGCGTGCTTATCCCAGGCAAATTGCAATTCATATTCTTCTTCACTACTATCACTATTGAGTCCACTGCTCTGTTTTTGCCTACGTAATACCCTAGTTATATCATCCTGATCCCTGACAAACATCAACCTCTGCGCTCTTGCAATCGCCGTGTACTGAATGACAATGTTCTCCCACAATATTTCAATA